TCTTTGCATAATCTCATCGTAGTAAACTTTCTTAAAAGTAGAACCAGCTAACGGAAGATAAAATAACATTTGGTCAAACTCAGGAGTGTATTCCTCCATCTTTTCCATAACCATATAGTTCATAAACTCCTGAACCCGTTGTGCTTGTGATTCTCTGTCAGGAGTTCTATCTCCCAGTATTTGAGATTTTACTGGACCATCAGCCGGTAGTAATTCTTTATAGGCTTGTGCTTGAAATTGTGTAACAGACTCGGCTAATAAAGGATGCGTCACGGAACTTGCACCACGGAAAGGCTGTCCTTCATCGTTGTATTTGAAACCAAGAAGATCAAGTCCAGATGTATAGGACTTTTCCCAATCGCTTCTTGATTCTTTATCTTTTCTATAATCAGTTACAAGTTGACTAGCTAAACTTGCTAAAATTGTGTCGTCAAGTTCATCAGCTAAATTTGTGAAGAAGTTTTCCTCTACTGCTTCTTCTTCAACAACTTCGTCCTCTGTAGGTTCTTGTATCTCAACATCAACAGGATCAACCTGTTGTTCTAAAACTTCATCTTCATCCATTAGTATAACCTTGTTGGTTTTGTTCTACCTAATTTACCTTTAACATGAACAGAGCCTCCATCTACTCTACCCAGAACTTTTTTTGAAAAACTTTTTAATTGTTGCTTAGCTGCTTCTTGTCTTTCTTTACCATAATCTGGTGTGTTTGCAATATATTTTAATTCTTTTATGATACGCATTCTTGGATTAGATTTTGTAATAGGTAAACCAGTCCTTGGGTTTACACCCTCGTTTTGTCCAGAATAACTTGCACTGACTTTACCCTTATCAACACCTTCAAAATCAACCTCTGCCTGAACTTCGCTTCTACTATCTTCTAATGCTTCTTGTTGATTTTTCCTGCGAAATCTAGGTACTCCTATCATCAACATTTCATTAGTGGGTCTCATTTTAGCAGAGCGATAGTCAATCTCTCGTAAATCAGAAAATTTTGTTCTTGGTGGTATACCAAGACTAGGTTTGTTTTGAGCGCCAATAACTAACAATTTGTTGTCTTGCCCTCGCCTGCCATACTTTTTTTGTTTCTTATCGTAGTTTTGAACAGTTTGATCAAATAATTTTTTTTGACCTTTTGTTAAATCTTTATAATCTTTTTGTGTTATGATCTGATATTCATCGCCATATTCTTTTTTTAACAATGCTTCACTAAATCTCCCGAAGTCTTCAGGTTTTTTGATTTTTTTTTGTTTTTTTCTAGACATTAGTACAACCTCGTTGGTTTTGTTCTTGCAAGTTTAACAGGGACTTCAACAAAGTCACCTTTATTATAACTTTTTTTGGATATCTCACGCACTGCTTCGGATATACCAAAGCCACCAGGCATTTCAAACATCTTACCTCTTTTTCTGTCCGCAACTTTTCTTGCTTTATCTGTTTTTTGAATATCTTCAATAAGATTTGGAGGACTTAAACTTACGACATTTTTTCCCTTTTTAAAAGGATTCATATCACCTATTATGTCATAAGCAAAATCTCTTTGTATATCGTCTATAATTTCTTCTTTTGTTATTTTTGCCATAAGTTATCCTACCATTTAAAAAGGTCTACGACTAGACCTCCCTCTTTCTTGTAAATTTTCATTCGTGCTTCTTTCAAAGCTGGTGTTAGCTTCAAAGCATAGGTTGTAAAATAATTTCTGGAATCACCAGGTGCCATACGTTCTGCTCTAAGATCTCTTTCAGCGAGTGTTGTGAGAAACCTGCTCATATCTTTTTGCGAATCACTAGCGTGTAATATTTCAATTGAATCATCACTTGGACCCGTAGCTTTTTTATTATAAGCTAAACTTTCATCCCAGTTTGGAATTCTTCTAATAGCTTTAAATTCTTTGTTAGGATCGCTTTTTGCAACTTTAATTAATTTTACCTCACTATCATATTCTTTAGCAAGTCTTTTCATAATTGTCATTAGAATAGAATCAGGGTTTGGGTTTGTATCAACTGCTTCATTCTTAGTGTTGCCTCTGTTATCGGTAGGAACTCTTTTAACAGCTTTAACACCTTTTATCCCCATCTTACCATCAGAGGTCCCATAAAATTCCCAATTACCTAAACGACCTCTTGCTCCTGTTATAATTCCGCCTTCTAACTTTGGAGCTTGTGAAAGTGTAGTTGGTGCAATACCAATCCACTGTACATTATCTTTTTCAGCTGGTATTTCTTTTATAAGTTGTTTGAGAAAAAAATCAGCATAATTCTCTCTGTCTTTTTTACCTCCTTGTGCAAAAGGTACAAATGGAACTTGTCTTTTGTTTTCTGAACCTTCGGCTTTTTCTTTCATTTTTTGTAACATTTTTAAACGCGCGTCCGTATTCTCAGTTTCTTTTGTTAATTTTTGTATATCAATACTATTTTTGTTTGCAGGGTTGGTGGTGTAATCAAAAATTTTTCTAGAATTTGCGGCGATATCATCCAGGGCTTCATCTGTCAATACTTTGATCTCAGGTGCACCCATAGGGTTAATACCACGAACTTCACCTCTTTCGCGAATACCTCTAGCATTTGCCGCAGCAATATCAGATTGTATTTCATCAACAATTGCAATTTTACCTCCTTGTGGTTTACCACTTGCCGGATCTAAAAAATCATTATACTGATACCGAATATGTCCAAGCACATTGTTCATTGGGCTACCTAGTCCCCCGTGTGCCACTGTATGGCCTTGCGGTAATTTTTTTTGCACTATAATCAGTTCTCTATAATCATCTGCTCCTGGTATTCTATATTGTAACTGCGTACCTGCTGAATTTATTCCGTCAGCTTGACTTCTTTCAATAGACCTTACTAATTTAGTTTTCATAAGGTTTTCCATCTTTTCAATAGCGTCTTTACCTTTTAACAGTTCAGGACTTTTTGCTTCAATCTTTTTTCCGTGTTTTAAAAAGATATTGGCAAACTCTATTGGAAACCTAAACTCCATACCTTCTATAGAAAATGCACCACCGCCTTGACCTTGATCTACTGCATTAAGTAAACCTTTTTGATATGGAAATCTTATATCTTTCAATTGTCTTTTGGTGTTACGAATTAAATCGTTTTCCTCTTTTGTCAATTTAACCCCTGCTTTAGATAATGATGATTCCATACTATCTACATAATTTGTGTAAAACTTTTGATAATCTTTGAGATCCTGCTTTACCGATTGATCCATAAAATTTTTCAAAGTAAAAAATCTATTTGCTGGATTGCGTTTAATTTGTTTAAGTAAAGTTAATTTTGATAAAGGCTGTTTAGCTGTTTCAGATGCTAAAAGTAATCCACCAATAGGTTTATTGTTCTCATCAAAGTGTAAGAGATTAGTATCAGCCAACTCCTCTTTTGTAATATTCTTTCTAACATTTTGATATCCAGGCATCATATATTTACCTTGATCCTTTGTGACTAAACCCATCCAATATGAACCCGGCATTTTTCTTGTGCTTGTATCTCCAGCAACCACATCAAATAAGGCTGAACCAAACTGTCCTTCAGGTTCACTAAAATTTTTGTTTTGAAGATAATAAAATTGTTGTGCATCGGTAAAGGGTCTGTTTTTAGTTCCGCCAAAACTTAAAGGCTTTGACACTGCATTCTTAGATAATTTTTTATACAAGTTAGTTAGACGAAAATCTTCAGCTTCTGCACGACCACCTGGCGAAAGAGTCGTGAGCCCTTGTTCTTGTTTGCTTAATGCCGGTAAATTAGTTTTGGTTATCGGATCAGGGTCCTTGGCTACCGACTCAGCAGCTTCAGTTTGTTTTGGTTTTGGTAATCCGTAAAACTCATCGTAAGATGTTTTCGCTTTTTTAAGAAGTCCTAATATACCTTTTATTGCCATTAATAATACCTATACTCTTTTGGTGGTCTATCTTCGTTATCTACATAGTCTGAGTATAACTCAACAAAGTTGCCTTGGCGATACCTTAGTAACGCTTGTGTTGTTGAATCAACATAATCATCATTAGCACCATTTGGAAAAGCCGCACACTCATCTATCACATCATGCGCAAACTTTTCTCCGTGTGGAAACCATACCTGTCCCGATTCAAAAATTGGTGCGACAACATTTACACGGGTATGTTTGTCGTTACCACGAGTAGGAACAAAAGGCACAACCGGTATACCCATACGCCTAAACTCATGAGTTAAAGGTTCACCACTTGCTTTTTGTTCTATAACAATTGTTTCCGGTTCCCAATACTTATACGCATCCATAGCTACAGCTTTGAGTTCAGGAAAATCATATTTACCCCGTATCGCATCTAACAAAATTATATGGGGAGCACCTCCTTCTTCAGGACTAAAAATACCCCAAGTCGTTATAGCTGAATAGTCAGCTGTTTCTTTTTTACTAAACGCTGTATCATAACTTTGTATGACATGCATAAGATTTGGTATCTGTCCTTGCCACGGACGCCACCATTCTCGTTTTAAAATTGCACCTTCCTCACTTGTCGGATTCTGCATATACTGTGCTGACCAATTACGAATAGGTACAGAAGCTTTGATCTTTTCTAATTCTTCTAAATTCCAATACTCAGGCCATACTGGGTTCCCTGAGTCAAGAATCGCAGGAAAAGAAATTTGTCGCCAGTTGTCAGCTTTAGGTTCAGTTTGAGCCTTCAATAATCTACCCGTTAAATCATCTTCTGCCCATCGTGTCATTACCAGTAAAATTGAGCCTCCCGGTTGTAAACGCTGTCGTGGACCTGAAGTATACCAATCATAAGCTCGTTCCATAGCTACATCGGACATTGAGTCTTGTTCCGTGTGTGGATCATCAATAATCAGTAAGTCTGCACCACGGCCCGTGATGGACGCACCGACGCCAGCTGCATAGTATTCACCACCTTGGTTAGTTTCCCAACGACCCTTGGCTTTGGAGTCCTCACGAAGT